GAACATATTCTTCCGCCATCTATAGTAGAGAAGCTTGAAGATGTTGCTATTGTGGGTAGTCCTGCTTCTAGTTTTCTTATGGATATTTTTCCCGATGGGACCTCAGTCTCGGTTCAAAAAGTACGAAAAGATGGTCCATCCATACTCGGGTCTGGATCCAACAAGTTGGCAAAGGTTTCTGGACAATCTCCACACGTTTGTGCAATTGGCTTCGACACGGGTCGATGATGCTTCTGAGGCTTTGTACGCTGCAACTGAAAATGTGAAGGACCTTGGTCTCGGTCTTCGCCGTGCCGACGATTCGGAGATTCAGGAAAAACTGGGTGAAATCGCATTTCAGTTGGGGTACGAAGGCGAACTTATTTTGAATCAAAATGCAGTTCAACAAGGACTTTACTTCTTCCCACGTTACTTAAACGAGTCGCTCATGGAATATCCAGAATATGTCGACACGCGTGACCCGGGACCGGTCAAGAGCCACGGGCAATGAGGTCAAGTCCGAAGGACTTGGAGTCGCGAACCTCACCATCCTCGCCGACGCTGCTGCGGCCGTTGTTGAGGCCGAAGCCCCCGTCACGCGGACGCGTTATGGCCGCGTTTCCAAGCCCCCAGTTCGCTACGAGCCCGTTGAGCAGGTTGAGGACGACTACGGCCCCGATGACTACGATACGGAGGATCCTGATGAGAGTTCCGAGGACATCGAGACGGAGAGTGATGAGGAAGATGACGAGTCTGATGCGGATGAGGATGGAAATCTAGATGGATTTGTTGTTCCAGATAAAAGTGAGAGTAGTGAGTCAGACAGTGATGGAGAACCTCCCGTTCCTGTCACAAAGCGGCGAGCAGTCGTCAAGAAGCGCCCCACTTCAGGGCGAACCTGAACCTCGGCGAGCATGGACTCCTCAACAGGACTTTGACGAGCCGCCCCCGTCGAGACGTTTTGTTCCCGCGTTTGATACACCGCGTCAACAGAACGTCTTTGATTCACTCAAAGATAATCAGATTGCCCTTGTTTTGATTGGTATTGTTATTGGCGTTATTATTATGAATATGAGACCAATCATTGTGAATCCTATGAAGTAAACGGATACAAAGGTGCGTTTTTCACATAATCATCGTTACCAACAAAATCACCTATAGGACCTGTACGGTTCACATACACATCCTCCTGTAATATCCCCGTCCAGGGATTTACACGAGTTTGATCGGCTGGTTCCATTTCGCGAAAAACATCAAATTGCGACCCACCTGTACCGTCATCTGTTTGAGGAGGTGAAGAAACTTGCATACGTATTATGGCCAGATAAAGAACGAAAGCAATGGCAAGGACCGAAGCGATCGGTGCTATGTATCCTCTGCGTAAAAGATACAAACTCGTAAAAATAGTCATAGCTCCAGCAGTTGCCACGAGGACAAATTGCCACGTGGGAAGTGCTGTAAGGTCCATCTCTTATATAGTAAGGTTTTTTACGCTGCTGGCTGGTCTGGAACATCGTCGTCCGGAGTCTGTGTCGGGGCCCCGCTCGACTCCTGTGCAGGAGTCTCGTCCCCCTCGGCAATGCTCTCAATCTGAACGGCGGGCATCTTGCGCTCCTCGATAATCTTATTCACGCGCTCGTCGGCCATGGCCACCAGCTCAGCCACCGTCTTGTCGGGGAACTCCTTGCGCAGCTCCTCCACAATCTCCGCGGGGTGAGGAATTGGGGGAACATCTGGCTTGGTGTAAAACTTGGAGTTCTCGTCGGCCGGGTCGATGTACGGGTACGGGCCAGGTTGGGGCTGGGCCATCATGTCGCGCTTACGCTTCTCGAACATGGATGCGGCCGCCGCCTGGTTCTGGCGATACTTGGTCATAATCTCCTCAAGCTTCTCATTCTGGTAGTGTACGTCCTCAATCTGCTCACGGTCTGGAGGGACCAGGAGCCACTTGTACATGTCCACGACATAGATATCCACGAGGGCATCCTCCTTCTGGAGACGCTTGGCATGACTTGCCGCCTCGTCGCGAGATGCGAAACACCCGCGAATCTTGAGACCGAGCTTTTCATTCTTCTGAGGCAGATCGGGACCGACAAACGAAATGCATGCAAACAGCTGTCCAGGAACCGTCAGGTAGTCTTGCTCGAGAGTACCCATTTAAAAGAAACACGCGCTTATTTTTTAAGTTGGAAAACGCAAGGTTGAAATGGATGCACTTAGAAAGTCTCACAACGATGCGAAACGTCAGCTGATTCAACGTTGGGTTCCTCCTGGAGCCAAGGTTCTTGATTGTGGGTGCGGTCGCGGTGGCGATTGGCACAAGTGGAAGGCGGCCCGAGTCCACGTCTTTGCGATTGACCCGGACGAAGAGTCTCTACGTGAAGCTGAACAACGGGCCCATGATATGCAATTTGGTGTGTGGTTCCTTGGACAGGGCAGCATTATTCAAGCAGCATTTGCCGGTCCTTTTGATGTCATATGTTACAACTTTTCACTTCACTACATTTGCGAAGACCCCGTGACATACCGAACATCCATCAAGGCGATCGCGTGTGCCTTGAACCCTGATGGGCTTCTCATAGGAGTCGTTCCTGAAAAGGCTCGGGCCGAAGCACTTGCGAACCAGTACGGTCACTTCAAGGACCGACTTGGAAACGAGTTTGCGTTCCTTCAGGGAGGACGGCGTCTGAACGTTCGTCTGGTTGATGGGCCGTTCTATGCAGATGGAGGACGTGACGAGCCTATTTTAGACGCGACTGTTCTGGTTCAGGACCTCAAAGCACTTGGTCTTGAACTCGTCTTGTGGGAGCCCATGCTCTCCGAACCTACAGGTCTCATCTCTGATTTGTATTCAAAATTTGTCTTTCGTAAGAGTAGGTGAGATGATCTGGCCGATCATTGCAGGTATTTTGTTCGTATTTTTACTTTTGGTGTTTTGGTTTCACCAGGAACCTCCTATGTTGACTGAACTCAAGCAACGATACTGGGCCACCCTAGACATGTTACGTCAATCTGGAGATCCGATGTGGAAAGGGGTCCTTCGGCCTTCGATCCTTACAGGAATGAGTGGGTGGGACAAGTCCAAGGGTCCTATAGGTTCAAACGTAAACAAGGGGTACGAGATTTACATCTGTCTGGATGGAGATGATGTAAATTCGGCAATGTACGTACTCATTCACGAGTTGGCACACATGTCAGTTCCAGAGTACGATCATACGACACATTTTTGGACAAATTTCGAAAAACTTAAAAGTTTGTGTGTTGAAAAGGGTCTATACACTTTAGATGGAGAACGCAAGTATTGTGGGGACACGGTGAAAGACGGGGGGAGTTCCGAAGGAACTCAGTCTTTTGACTTCCCTTCGGGGGGATCACAGCCCGGACACTAACGTGTCCGCCCTGGCCTTTTAGGCCCGCTCAATCACGTACTTCTTAATAATGTAAAACACGAGAGCAGCCACGAGAGCTGTGACCGCCAAGCCTGTGAGCGACACGTCACCAGACTCGCCCACAAACTTGGGAACCATGGTACGAAGCCGGGACTGGACGGGCTTGGAGAAAGCAACGATAGCAGCAACACCCGCCAGAGCCGCCTGGAACTGCTCATCCGTCAGACCGAGTGGGTTTCCAGAAGCACTCTTCTTGCGCTCCTGAGGCTCCTCCGACGGAGCCCGGCGCTGAACTGCAGCCGAAGGGCCCATCATTGATGGAGGTCCCATAATCTCGTTTTGCATCACCTCCTCAATCGGAGTAGAAAAGTCGGCCATTTGAGATTCGTCAACCTTTTTTTCTGGCTGATAATTCTTCAATAAACCAGTAGGAACTGATTTTTGAGATGCTTGAGGGTCACGAACCAGAGCGTTCCGAGCAATTTCCTCGTTCAAAGGCATTTCCTGTTCTGTTGAAGGAATATCACTTATGAGAGTACTCGCGTCTGGGTCATATGTCATCATCTTTCTGATTTTTAAAAGGAAAATACGAAAGAGCTTCAAGCGCGTTTCACGACATTCACGGACCCGCCCCTCCGTTTGACCTGTGGGTCGGGTTGTGCAGGTCGCAAAGCTGCTCGCGGGTTATAGTGTCTCTGGTGATATTGCCAGAACGCTGGGGATCCGACCCTGAAGTTTCGCCTGATGGGGGCCTTGTACCAGAAGACGCAGTCTGTGATGCGGTTTGACTTGGACGTGTTATCGAGGACCAAACACTCGTAGTTCTCAGTACACGCATCCATGACTTGACAAAATTGGTCAAAGTTTGGAAAGACTCCAAAGAACGCCTTATAGAGGTTCTCGCGGTTCTGTCGGACATTGTCCCTGAGTGCAAAGACATAGTCCACGTTTGTTCGAATCATGGGGGTCATGTCCATACAATACTGGGTTGTCATCATGAAAAAGATCTTCCAGTGGCGGCCATTCATGAAGAGTTGGCGGATTGCCACGTCGCGCATAAAGGCCCTGTCATACATACAATCGTCCATAAGGACAAAGACGGGAGTGCACTTTCCGACCGCCAAGAGCTTCTTTTGACGTTCTATGATTTTCTCGAGGGCATCTCGGTTATAATCTCCAAACACAAACAGGTCCGGAATAAACTGTTTATAGTACCCGTTTCCCTCTTCGGTTCCTGACATGGCGATACCGGCCGGCAAATGTTTTTTGTGCCACAAAATGTCCGTGACCAGGGTTGACTTTCCCGTTCCACGCTTCCCTATAAAAACACACACCTTGTCATCAGCCATTTTGGACGGGTCAAACTTTCGGAGTTGCAAAGACATCCTCCTTCCTACAATTTTGAAACAAAATTGAAGGTGGCCTGGAGCGCGAACAAGACCAGTTGGGCCCGTAGGGGCCAAGTGTGATGGCCTGGGCGCGATCCCCCGACTGGAAAGAAATATTACCCTTTACTAGGATGTCCGCAGGATACATACAGCTTGTAGCACTTGGACAACAAGACGCGTATCTTTCCGGGGAACCACAGGTGACGTACTTTTCCGGGGTGTACAAAAGACATACACCGTTTGTTCTCGAGGCATACGATATTCCATTTAATGACCAGTACATAACCTTCGGAGGGACGAGTATTTGTCACATACCTCCGAAAGGAGATCTCATACGAGGTCTCACACTTAAAATGACGCTTCCGGCCCTGTACAATCCCGGAAATGATTGGACGTGGCCAGTTACACCAAGTCCAACGAATTTTCCTCGGCTTTGGTTCGGTCTTACATCTGGAGCTATAATTCAAACACAAGGTTCATTTAATGTACCGTACTATTCGACAAACGGATACACTTTATGGTCGTCTTCAATTTTTCCAACATATGGAACGTACAATGCAAACACAAACCAGTTTGTTTTTACGTACTCTTCGGGTTCCGTAGGTCTTGCGAACGTCATTGTTCAATCAACATTTACTTCAAACAACGCAGGTTCTTCAATTTTCTGGGGACTCGATCCCCTCGGATACTCGTACACGGATACGTACGGAAATCTCGTGTACACGGCAACTTCAAACACGGTAACTCCGACCTACACACTTCAACAGGCTGGATGGGTTCAGACATCAGGCACGGCTGTCAATACATTGGCTGGATTGTACGTATCTCTCATACAAAGTTTTCCAACGACGAGTGGTTCGAGCTTTTTCAATTTGAATTATACGAGTGGAGGTGTACCCTATTTCTATAATAACGATTCTTCAGGAAATTATAGTATTTCACCGGGGGGCTGTGTTGTTTTCAACGTTACCGGGTACTATCTTGTACGTGCAGGGTTTAATATTGATGTTGGTTCTGTTCAGTCTCTGTCTTACTTTACTCAAGCTTCAGATTACATAAACGGTCAAACAGTACCACCGTTTTCTTATACATCAAACTGTACGGTTTCTCCGAGTCCTTCATCACCCCTTGTCATTCCAATTAACGTGACGGCACCTGGACAATACTATGTCTTTTTTGTGAACACATCGGGTTCAGGTAACTTTTTACCGGGAACATACGTATCTATAAGTCCTACAAACGACTTTTACCAATTTTCAAGTAATATTAGTATATCATCAGGTTCCAAGGTTCCTTTGTATGGAAACACGAGTCCTCAAAACTTTACAGTGACTCTAAGTCAAACTTCGAACATAAACTTTTCCGTAAACGGTGAATACCTCGTGACGGGTCTGTTGAGCGTTTCAAACGCCGTCACAAGTAACACGACTGAAGTGTACGTGTCAAACGTAACGTTCGGAAACGCGACCAGCTCATATACGTATGATCTGTCCCAGCAAGGACGAAACCCTACGTATGCCTTTTCTATACCTGTCGTTGCAAGTAACACGGCAAACTATTGGGTAAACGTCTCGACCCAAAGTACAACTTCCAATTTATTAGCAAATTCATTCTTTGCTGTGACGCAGATTGGTGTTAAGAACGATACGAACCCGAGTATTGTTTTGCCATACAACGGAGTTCTTCTTCAGTCGACGTCGAACACACTCACGTCTCCACTCAATCTCAAGACGAGTTTTTCTTCAAACGGAAACTCGACGGCGTGGGTCACAGTCAATGCAACCGGAAACCTAGTGTTTAGCAACATTGCATCATATATGCTCACTGGGGTATTTTACACTACAAATACAGTGACGAACGTCATCATCACAAACTCAAAATCAAACTTTTTGACCTACTATAACCCGACACTCGGGTTCAGTAGTTCACCCCCGTATACCATATCAGTCCCTTTTCACGTTTCGGATAACACGGCATCTTACGGAATAACCCTTCAGACAAGTACCCCCACAGGTTCAATTACGAGTTTTGGAAACGTACTTGCGGGGACGTACCTCGCCGTGTATCCCCTCGCTTCGAACATCTTTTCTGGAAGTTTTGGACAAACTTACAACTATTATGACGGTGTGGGAACACTGGCTATAGTGAATGCAGATCTCAAAATCGGTGGTCAGACTGTTCAAAGCCTTACGGGTGAATACATCGAGGTCTGGAATGAACTCAACGTCCCATACGAGAACCAGCCAGGTCTTCAGCTTTTGACAGGGAAATATGATACACAGACAAGTGTCGGTCCCCCTGGGCGTACATATTACGTGAACCTTCCTTACTATTTCTACGGAAACCCTGAGCTTTCTTTGCCCATTACGGCTCTCGGGCGCCAAGACGTGGAGGTATGGGTCACATTCAATAACTTTTCCAACTTGACTTCTGTATCAATCACAAATCCTACAATTACAGCGACTATCATCACAGAGTACGTCTACTTGTCAAATCCTGAAATCGATTGGTTCCAGAATCATCGTCTAGACTATGTCATAACACAGTGTCAGTACGATTCGTTCCAACTTCCTCAGGGATTTCAATCTGCTATTTTTGATCTAAAATTCAAGAATCCGGTCAAAGAACTCTTTTTCCTGATCCACCCGAATGCCAATTTACCATACAATTATACAACACCCGGTGGAGGGACAGATGCTTTGACATTTGGTCTAACCTTCAACGGTGAGGATGCATTCTTAACATCGACTATAAACACGTTGTATGTCGGTGCTATTGAACCATTCTTGACCCATACAAACTTTTTCTCGAAACCAGCAATGTTAACCGTTCAGCAGCCAAATCAGTACGGCCGTCAGTTTTACATGTATGCATTTTCAACAAACCCGTTTGGGACCCTTTCGTCCGGTCAAATCAACTTTAGTCGTATACGTCAGGTTCTTTTGGAAATGAATATAAGAAATTCAAATCTGAATTATCCTACAAAGACTTTTAACGTTATAGCCCTAAGTCAAAATGTTCTTCGAGTAGAAAATGGAATCGGCGGTGTTATGTTCCGTTGATCCTTCTTTGTTTAAGGGCGCCCTTCGGGCAGAAGAGGCGCTCGGCGCCTCTTCCTTTTTTCCTACGGATTTATAAGAATGGCCGGTCGTGCCAGTTTGTCCTTCCTGGGCCAGGAAGACATTTCACTGAGCGGAGATCCTCAAGTGACGTACTTTATCGAAAAGTATCAGGGTCAGACCCCATTTGCATATCGGGTCGACAAGGTCATTTTCGATGAAGCCGGTGTTTCGTTCGGTTCACAGAATCACAGAATTCTTCCACGGTCAGGTGATCTCATCACGGGTATGACTCTGTACACGGCGTTTCCAACACCACCGCCCGGTGTTCAAGTCCTTGACTCGGTCGGAACTCTCATGTTTCAGTATGTAGAACTCTACATAGGAACTGAACTTATTGAACGTCTGTACGGGGAATACATTGAGATGATGTACGACTTGACCATTCCAAAGGGAAAACAACCAGCCTTGTCCTTTTTGGACGGAAAGAACTTGACATTTTCAACACCTCCACAACTTGCGTACACGGTACCGCTCCCGTTTTCAACGTTCAAAAAAGGTCTGCCTCTGTGCGCTTTCAAGGAGGATGTGACGATTCGTATCGTCTGGAACCCTTCAACATACTTTACGGTTCCACCAACGCTCATCACGACACCGTTCATAGCTCAAATGAATATAGAATACACGTACCTTTCTGAAAAGGAAATTGAGTACATCCGAGGAGGGTTTGGACCCTCCCGCCTTCAGATATTTGAACAGGTCCAGCTGAATCAGTTCTTTGCACCGTACCCGCAAAGTAACGTTCAGTGTCGCCTCAACTTTTATAACCCCGTTAAAGAACTCTTTTTCGTTTTGCAACAAGACTCGGCACGGGGCTACGACTATAGCAATACAGCAACAGTTGCCGCGTCAACGAGCATTATAGGCACAGGTGACTTGCTGAATCAACTCAAGTTTGATTTTAATACGACAACTCGAATAGAACCCACGGTCGGAACTCCACAGTTTCTACGAATCATTCAACCTCTCGAGTTCCATACTCGTGTTCCGGACCGCCTGTTTTACATGTACTCGTTCAGTCTCGACCCCGAAGGTGAGTCTCCAACAGGGTCTGTAAATCTTTCACGAATTCAGGTTCAAAATTTGTACTTATCTTTGAACCCTAACCCAACGAATGTCAATATACGCGTCTATGCCGTGTCATATAACTTTTTGGAAACGTCAAACAACTCTGCCAAAGTGACGTTTTCCAATTTTTTTTAGTTAGAGACCTACGACTCTTTCCCAGCATGAAGACTGGATCAGGAGACTTTGATACAAGCGCTATAGAGAATGCGGCAATTGATATCTTTCTTCCAGTGTTAGAATCGGCGACCGTCCTTGCAGGTCACTATACAAAGGCGTGTGGTCGAAACTGTGTCACGGCTCAGGACATGAGTTACGGTCTTATGTACGCAGCCAGGAACGTCACTGGGAAGCATACAGGGTCTTTGTACCCGGAGGTGTATGAAGAGTCAGACGACTCGGACTCGAGTGACTGGGAAACGGACGAGGACCCAGGAGAAGGTGGAGAGTCCGACTCAGACTCTAACGAGTCGGAGTCGCCCGACGACCCCGAAGACGCGTGGACCCGATACGAAGGAAGAGAGGATGACACGGCTCTCAAAATGAACGAGTGTGCCGATACATGGGATACATGGGTCCCTGAGAATCCTACAGAACGTGCGTTGAAAAACGCAGTGGACAAAAACTCCTTTTTTGATAGGGAATGACCCATGTAAAATACTGGGTCGTGGAAGATGACGAAGAACCCGAAGAAATCAGATACTCGAACATACTCGAAGAGGAAGAGTACGAAGAGGACGACGATCCCCCAGAAGGATTTGAGGGCCTCCAGAAAGGGTCTGAACTTGACGGGGGGGACGAGTCTTCAAGGAAGACGAGTGGGCCGACCCCCTGGGACCCATCAGAAAGTTTTTTTGCTTACATATAATACAAAAGATGGCATCTGCTGTTATGGGTATTGCGACGACTGTTGAGGCTCAGGGTGTGAACTCCCTCCTGAACGGCTTTTCCTTTGCGTCCGCACTGGCGTGGTTCGCCGTCGTCCAGGCGATCGTTCAGAAGTACGTGAAGAGCGGCTCCGGTATCCAGGGCTATACCATTGCCGCCCTGCTCACGACGCTCCTGTCTGTCATCGTGTTCATGATTGCCAAGAAGTTCATTACGAACGTGGAGATCAAGGAACCCAGCGCTCCCCTGTTTGCCGTGACTCGTTAAGAGCCGACTCGTGGAACGACTCTGAGTCCAGGGGCCGGGCCGACTTGGTCAAGTCGGCCCCCAAGTTGGCCCCCGGGTCCTTTCAGGGTCTTAAAGGCTATGATAGCCCCAATCAAAACTAAAATTATGATCCACCAGTGAAAACGCCTCTTTGGTTCGGGTGGTGGCGGCTGTACTTTCATAGCCTCCACGATTCGTTTGATTTGTATCTCCTCCAGCGGTTGAGGAGGTGGGAGCGTCGGTTCAGGGTCTGGGGTCAGGTGAAGACGCAAAATAAAGGCGTTTGTGTTCCATCCCCGGAAATCAAGGAGGTTCCCGTTTTTGTCGACCCACCGAACTGTGAGGCGCTGGAGAGAGTTGATGGGTTCTGGATAGTCTACTGAAACCCGGTAGTCCTTATTTTCATGAAAATTCTTGATACAGGCCGAGCCAACATCCATGATGATGGGTGCAAAAGACCTGTTCGAATTTGATCCTGAAATTGTGCCCGTCGTTCCCTGAAGCGCCCCGGTATCCACGTTGAACGGTGTTCGCAATTCATCAATGTCTAGGTAGATGTACTCATTGAGTGAAAAGTCGACAAGGGTCGTAGATTTGACAATGTACTTTCCAGAGTACGTAGGATCCAAGGACGTGGCCAAAGATGCAGTATACGTTCCCTTCGAAAGACCGACCATTGTCCCAAACTCTTGACTTTGAATTTTGAGTGTAAATAGAGACCCGGATGAAAAGATGAAGTGACCCTCCTGTTGGAGGTAATCCAGTGTGACTGTGGCATTCGACGTCACAGCCTGAGCCAAGGTATACGCACCATAAAACCCTTGGTTTAGGGACACGTTACTCGAGTTGAATGCAAAGACGTTTGAACCATCTGTTAAGTTGTACATTGTATTTGGAACTCGGGCCGAAACCAGGTCGACCCGCTCGACGTTTCGGATCGGTCTGGTTAAATGGAGAACGTAACTCGAGCCTGTTGGGTACAGGGACACGTCCCGGTTGGAAGCATCCACGAAGAGGAGGCGCTCTGATGCACCTGACCCCGTGTAGTTCATTTACTGCTCTATGTTGCGAATTTATTATTAAAAATAGTCTCAATGTAAGTAGATGGTACTGTCACATTAGTTGAAGTGAAACTTCATAGAAAACTATACAAACGGAGGTCCTTCAATCCATAATACAAGAGACCTCCGGATTCCTTTTGTAACCGGTGTTACACGATGGAGAAGGTAGCTCGGAAACAAAATGACTGTTCCTTGTTCCTTTTCTGCTATAGAAATATTTCCGGTATGTATTTGAAGTTCACCGCCTTCATATTCTGAAGGATCCGAAAGTTGACACACGAGACTTAACTTTCGGTTTGCTTTGCCTGGTCCCATATCGACGTGCCAATCATAGTATCCCTCGTCATCTGAACTGTAAACTGTGTACTGAATTTGTTCTGTAATTTCAGAAAGTTTAAACTGATAAAATTCATTGTTGCACTTTGTTATAAGTTCGAAGAAGAGTTTATAAATTTCAATAAATTCATCAGTTTTTGGGAGCCAAAACACTTTCGAACGTCTTTTTGATTTATTTACAGTTCCGCCGTTATCTCCTACCTGTGCGTCTCTGAGTTCCTTCGTGTCAAGATTTGTTCTGACTTTTATGAGTAAATCTTCAGGAACTGCTTTAGGAAACTTATAGTAGTCTATATGTTTAGCGAACTGGTCAATGCTAAAGCACAAACGGTAGACTGGTCCGTCTTCTTCGTTTTTTTTGAGGTCAAATACATGATCCTTATATGGTCCATGTGCGTCCACATAGTGAAGAAACACTTGGACGTACTCATCACCTTCAAACTCTTTGCGTGAGTGTTCAATATCACATCCCTTATACAACACCCCGTCTCCTGGGCTTTGTATGATGGCTTTTTTACCCATGTATATCGCCCAGGGGTGACTTTGGGAAAGGTTCAAAGTCACAGAATATTCGCAACTTGGTCTATCCTTGTGTGGTTTAAGATCCGCACCCTTGAAACATACTCGACAGTATGCATATGCCGGCTTAAGTTGCTTTCCGGCGTGTTTTGAAACAATATCCAAAAGTCTTCCAAGCAGAATATTGCACGGAGCTAGATTATAGTACGAGAAACTCTTAGGAACTTGGCAATCACCGTCATTCTTTGGAGATTTCTTTATTGCATCAGAAAGTTCTTTAGCTTCTTCTGGTGTTATAAGACCTTTTATGGTCTTGTACAGCCCCCTCATTATAAAGACTGGATATTAAGGATACGCTAAAATAACGACACCCGAACCTCCGGGTGCTGGGACTGAGCCAGGTACTTCGCGAGCTCCTCCTCCACCACCTCCAAGTCCATTAGTTCCTGGTGTACCAGGTAAGAGAACGGACTGGGTGGTGGTGTACTCTCCGCCCGTTCCTCCACCGCCAAGGCCCCCTGCACCACCTGGCCGAGCACTTGGAAGAGTGCTAAAACCCAAACCACCACCGCCACCACCATAATATATAGCTGTTCCAGTGATATTGATAGGTATTCCGTTTCCTCCAGATCCGCCGTTTCCGGTTCCTCCAGGTGTACCAGCTTGACCCGCACCGCCGCCGCCTGCTGACGATTGCTGGCCCGGGCCCGGAAAGACGACTCCACCTGGATTTCCTTGACCAGGAATACCTGTAGCTGTCGAAGAAGGCGTAAAACCTGCCCCACCCCCCGAACCACCTGGATAACCAGAACCAGATGGTTGTCCCCCCCCTGCGCCCCCTCCTGTTGCTGTAATACTTGAAAAAATAGATGGACCTCCCGGTTGTGCGAGGCTTGAGGGACTAACATAACCAGGACCACCATTTCCAACCGTAATTGGATATGGTGTTCCCGCCGTCACTGGAAATGAGGTGTTATAGATCACTCCACCAGCTCCACCACCCCCCCAATCTCCCCCCCCTCCACCTGCAACTACAAGAACACGGATATTTCCTGTAATTGGAGAAGTCCATGTGGTTGAATATGGAGATACAGGATTAGGTGTTGTAAATGACGTAACAAATGTTAAGGATACTCCTAAAAACTTACTCAACGGAAAATTACTTGTTGCACTTGCTGGAAAAGTTTGAGATGATGGAGTGTACTTTCCTGGTGCTAGCCGAAGTTCAGTTCCGACTGGGTTTGGACCTGGACCCGGACTTAGACTCCATATACCAACAACTCCGTGTACAGGTACTGGTCCTGATGAAGGTATTCCAGACATGTTTCACTATTTATAATCAAGAAATTTTATGTTATTCTTTACAGACGCTACGTTTCACTTCTATGATATCTCCCCGAAGCTCCTTAATTGCCTCTATTAACAAGCCGACCATGTTTCCATAAGCGACGGTCAAGGTTCCATTTTCAGTCTCATAGACTGCCTCGGGGAGAACCTCCCGAACCTCTTGTGCAATGACACCAGTTCGACGTTCTGAACCACCGTCGGTTCTGCTGAATGTGTACCCACCAATCCTCGAAACCTTTGAAAGGGCGTCAAGAATTGGTTCTATATCCGTCTTTATATTTTGATCTGAATATGCAACGATATCACCGGAGCATGTGAGAACAACAGTTCCATCAGATGCAGTTGGGTTTGTCAGTGTAATTCCAGGGGCTGTTTGAATTGTGGATGAAGTAGCCGCATAAGTTACGGCACTCGTAGTCACCGTTCCCGATAAAGGGTTCGTCGAGATTGTAGACCAAAGAGTTCCGGCTGCGGCCTTTGCAAGTACCTGACCAGTCGTACCAAATGTTCCAGTTTGGTCGGCAATGTTACTTGCATATATGTTTGTAGTATTTAGAGAATTAGATGCGTAAATGTTACCCGTGACACCGATGGTCGGGCCACCAGCTACAATTGCGAAACCTCCGGCACTCAGGGTCGTTCCCGATACTGTTGAGGAGGAGGTGATTGCTCCGGAACCTACAGTTCCTATGTTTGTCAAGTTGCGAGACGCGTCGATAACTGTCGTACCCGCCACCTGGTACACACCAGTTCCGGATGTGTTATGAGCCGTTGAAGCGGTCAAGGTCGTTCCTGAAACTGTCGAGGAGGACGTGATTGCCCCGGAACCTA